CATTTCTATCGCCGTGCTGCTGGTATTCTCCAGAAAGCAACCGGACGGAAGCTAACCTCAGTAGAGTGTTGTTTATTACTAGATGAATCATCACTAGCCGTAGTGGCTGGCAATGTACGGCGCAGTGCAGGCATGAGACAATTCATCAGTAGTGATAAAGAAGCATCTACTGCGAAGGATAACCTCTGGCAACAAGGCGAAGATGGAAAATGGCGTATTGATCCTGAAAGGGATGCGCTAAGAATGGCTAATCATACGAGAGTGTTCCATAGAAAACCAACCTATGAAGAGATAGAAGAGTCAGTAACAAAACAATTCTATTCAGGAGAAGGTGCTATTCAATATGCACCAGAATCTATTGCAAGATCTAATAGAGATCTACTAGATGATGCCATTAAAAAGGTGACATTTATAGAGCTATATGAAGATAATCAGCATATGGCATTGCAATATCTATGGAAACAAGATCCTAAGATGGATCAAAAAGAGCTTTATCACCGGATGGGTAGGTATGGGCTTAACCCGTGTGGTGAGATCCTGGGTAAGGATTTTCACTGTAACCTCAGTGAGGTACATCTAAATACAATTGATCCTCATGACGATGCAGCTCTAGAAAGAGCATTTGAAGCAGCATCACTTTCAGCAGCAGCATTGCTCCATCACAAGTTTGCTGTAGATAGATATCAATATAGCCGTGAGGTAGATCCTATTATTGGTGTAAGCTTTACAGGGTTATTTGACTTCTTTGTTAAGAGGTTTGGTGCGCCTTGGCTTGAATGGTGGACACAGGGAAGACCGTTTCATCCACAGTATCAACAGCTAGAACGTGAGTATCTGACAAAATGGAGACTTATTGTTAGACGTACTGTTACTGATTACTGTAACGAGCATGGATTACGTGTTCCTAATAGGTTTACAACAGTGCAACCAGCCGGGACTAAGAGCCTGCTAACAGGAGCATCACCAGGCTGGCATCCACCTAAGGCAGCAAGGTTTATTCGTCGCATCACGTTTGGAAAGAACGATCCAGTAGCTATGGCCTGTGAGGCATATGGCTATAAGATTATCCCTAGTCAATCAGATAGAGATGAAACGGGTGCTTTACTAGAAGACCCTAATGATCCTAGATGTAATGAATGGCTGGTAGAGATACCATCTAAGACTGCCTGGGCAGATATTGAAGGTTGTGATCAGATTGATATCAGTAAGTTCAGTGTTGCTGCTCAGTGGGACTTCTATATGCAAGTCCAGAACTATTACACAACACACAATACATCAGCGACTCTAGAATTTAGAGAGCATGAAATTAAAGAACTTTCTGGTCTAATGCATAATGCCATCAAATATACTGATGGTTACATATCAGCAGCACTGCTAGCTAGGTTTGATGCTAACGAGACTTTCCCTCGGTTGCCATTTGAACCAATCACTAAAGAGAAGTTTGAAGAGTTAGATTACGGTGTCAAAACTCGCCGTATCACAAGCGACTTCTCTCTAGCAATGTCTATTTATTCTGATAACAGCGAAGGTCAAGGGCCTGCTGCTTGTGATTCAGATAAGTGCTTATTCTCAGAGAAAGTACCAAAATGACTACAGATGTAATAACTCTGAACTCCCTCACTAGAGGGGGTTTGGATGCACTAGTCGATGAACTAGATAAACAGTTTCCTGATATACATCCTGAATTAAAGAGATGTAGAGAGGGATATTTTGTCAATGAAGTTGATGTAGCTTATAAAGCTGGTCAAGTTTCAATTATACGATTACTTAAACAAAAACTAGAGGATTAAAATTATGTGTGGTGGTGGTGGTTCATCCGGTCCTTCTAAGGATGACAGAAGAAGAGAAGAACAGCGGCAAAAAGAAGCAGCCGCAGAGCAGCAACGTCAATTTGAAGCGGCACAGGCTGCATCAGCAGCACAAGCTGAGGCTAATAGACAGCAACAGGCAGCTACATTCGCAGCTTCACAGCAGGCTGCTGCTGATCAGCTACGTGCTCAAATGGCACAATCAGAGTCTAATTATCAGCGCCAACTAGCTGATCAACAGGCACAGGCTGCTGCAATGCAGGCACATCAAGAGAAGATGCTGCAACAGCAAATCCAAGAGAACAAACGACAGGCTCTAGAGGCAGAAAAAGCTGCTAACAAAGCCAGGGGTATGATGGCAGTACATGAGACTGCTGGTACTAAGGTCAAAAAGAAACCATCTGGTGCCAAGAAAAAAGCAGCAGCAGGTACTGGTCAACTAACAAATCCACTGTCTATTGCATTGAATACTGGAACAAAGGCAAATAGTGGGGGTTTAAGTATCAGTAATAACAAAGCTTAAATCATGGAATTAACAGCAGCTTCAAGATATACCCGGCTGACTAATAATAGGACACAGTTTCTGGATGCCGCTAGAGAATGTGCCAAGTTGAGTATCCCCTATCTACTACCGCCAAGCGGTCATTTTAGTGGGGATAACTTAAAAACACCTTGGCAAAGTTTGGCATCAAAAGGGTGCAGTGTTTTGGCAAGTAAACTCATGTTGAGTTTGTTTCCAATCAATGCAAAGTTTTTTAAGTTACAAATCTCTGATGGAGCCTTAGCAAAAGATCCAGATATCGATGCACAAGCAAGATCTGAGATTGATCTAGTACTCTCTAAAATGGAGAGAGTAGTGATGCAAGATTTAGCGGATAAGGCTGATCGTGTGGTCTTACATCAAGCTATGAAACATCTAGTTGTAGCTGGTAATGTATTGATTTACATGGGTAACGGTAAGAAACCGTTGAAACTATATCCAATGGATCGATACGTTTGTGTACGTGACGGCGAAGGAACAGTTACAGAGATTATTACTGTTGAGGCTATTGATCGACAGTTTCTACCTGAGAAGTTCCAGCAGGATGGTCCTAGTGCCCCGTCTCCTGATAATCATGTAGGTAATGACAGTGGTGGATCAGTTGCTGATGTACGTGTTGATCCTGATAGCAATGAAGCTATTGTATATACATGGGCAAAGCTTCGTAATGGTCAATGGCGTTGGCATCAAGAGACAGATGAAGAGATCATTGAGGGTACTGAATCATCAGCACCTAAGAGTGCTAGTCCCTGGATTCCACTACGTTGGGATGTAGCTGATGGCGAAGATTATGGTAGATCTAGAATCCTAGAATATCTAGGTGACCTTAAATCATTGGAAGCCTTATCACAGGCACTAGTTGAGGGTTCAGCTATTGCATCTAAGGTTATCTTCACACTTAGCCCTAGTGCAACAACTAAACCTAATCAACTAGCACAAGCTGCTAATGGAGCTATTATTAGTGGCCGTCCAGATGATGTTTCTGTTATAACAACTGGTGGTAAAGGCAATGACTTTAAGACTGCCTTTGATATGATTGGTGTTCTTACACAGCGTCTATCTGATGCTTTTCTAATACTATCAATTAGGGAGTCTGAACGCACAACTGCGGAAGAAGTCAGAGCTACACAACAGGAGCTAAACGAGCAACTTGGAGGAATTTTCTCAACACTATCTAGTGAGCTTCTCGCACCTTTTATTGCTAGGAAACTACTAGTACTACAACGTCAAAAGATGTTGCCTCAACTACCAAAAGGTATGGTATTCCCTACTGTAGTTGCTGGTTTAGAGGGCGTTGGCCGCGGACAAGATAGAGAAGCATTGATTATGTTTATGCAGACAATCTCTCAGACTCTTGGTCCCGAAACCATGATGGCTAATATTAAGCCAGAAGAGTGTATTAAGAGATTGGCAGCAGCAACAGGGATTGATTACCTGGGGCTGGTGAAAACAGCAGAAGAGAAACAAGCTGAACAAGAGGCTGCACAGCAACAAATGCAGCAGCAACAAATGATGGAACAAATGGGTCAATTAGCTGGAAGCCCATTAGCAGATCCACAGAAAAATCCAGCACTAATGGAGATGATGAGTAATGCCCAGAACCAAGAAGCCGGACCCGCCGATGGAGGGATGCCCCCTGAAGAAGCCGGAACCTAGTACTGAACAAAAGGTAGTAAAACTAGAGAACCAGAATAAATATGCACCTACAGATAGAGTAAAGCCATCTATTGGAAAGAAAACAGTAGGTACTGCTGGTAAAAAAGTCAGTCCTAGTTTCAATTCTGTTCGGACCACATTGCACTAATTATTAATGACAACACTTACATTTGACGCATCTGATGGTGCGGATACATCTGCTAGGGAAGCTTCAGAAGCAAATGCTCTTGAGCAGGGAGAAAGAATCACTGCTGCTCAAGATGAAGCACAGCAATCAACATATGACGCTGCCAAGGAAGCTGATGCTGAACAGGCACAGTATGCAGGAAAGTATAACTCTGCAGAAGCCCTTGAGAAGGCCTATCTAGAGCTACAAAAGAAGCTTGGTGATAATACTGAACCGAATGAGCCTGAAGCCACTTCTGAGGAGCCTGTAGAGGGTGCTGATGAAGATGTAGTAGAGGAGCAAGACGGTCCATCACCAGCTTTTGTTGCGTTACAGGATGCGTCTACTGAATTTGATTCTGGTGGAGAGTTATCGGCGGAAACGTTAGAGAAACTTTCTGCTATGGATAGTAAAACACTGATTGAGAACTGGGTTGATTATGTCAATTCAAATAAGGATTCAACAGAACTACCACAGGCAGATGTTGAGAATGTTTATTCATCCGTAGGTGGTCAGAATCAATACAATCAAATGTTGGGATGGGCATCAACAAACCTGCCACCCAATGAGGTTGCTGCATATGACGCTGTGATGGCTAGTGGTAACTCTGATGCTGTCTACTGGGCCGCTCAAGGTCTCAAGGCTAAATATGAGGGCTCTATGGGATCAGATGGTAGAGCTGTTAGTGGATCTAAGGCAGCAAAGCCTGCAAAGGGTTTCAGGAGCCAAGCAGAGCTTGCTAGAGCGATTGGTGATTCTAGATATCGTGATGATCCTGCATACCGTATGGATGTAGAAAATAAACTAGCTGCATCAGGCGACCTGCTATAAGCATACGTCCGTTCGATCCTTAAGGATTGCAGGAAACCATTTCATGGAACGGGGGAATGGCAACAGGAGTCATCATGACAACCGTTGAAGTGCGAGCACGGGTAAAAGAGCAGAAGCAAGCTGAGAAGCAAGCGAAGCTAGTTTACCGCGGCGTTGCTTACCTAAAAGGCTGATAGGTGTAGGAGGGGTTCGATTCCCCTCCCAGTCATTGTGGCGATTGACCACATTAAAAACGATCCAGAGATCTCAGGGCCGGAAACGATACCCCTATTAATGATTACTGAAAATTTTCTATTTAAGCCTAAGAACAAAGATCTTTAAGAAAAGGCGACCCTATATTTTATTTATTTTTAATTTTTTAACCAATGTCTAATATGCTACTGACGCGTCCAGGCGCGTCTAATGGAGGCGCAGATTCACGCGCTCTACTCCTTAAGTTGTTTACTGGTGAGGTATATGAAGCCTTCACTAATAGTCTGATTGCTAAGAATCTGGTACAAAACCGGACGCTTAAAAACGGCAAAGAAGCACAATTCATCCATACGGGTACCATGAGTGCAGGTTTCCATACGCCGGGAACTCCACTGCTTGGTAATGGTACAGGAACTGATGGTGCTCCGAAACAAGCAGAGACCACAATCACAGTTGACTCTCTACTCGTATCTCAAGCGTTTATTTATGAACTTGATGAGGTTCTTGCTCATTACTCAATGCGAGGCCCAATCGCCAAGCAAATCGGGCAAAGTTTGGGAGAATATTACGACCGTCGTATCTTCCGTGTACTAGACCGTGCTGCTGTAGGCAGTGCTGCTGTAACAGGCGAACCTGGCGGCTTTACTGTTGCTCTTGGTGCTAACAAAGAGTATGACGCTCAAGCTCTATGCGATGGCTTCTTTGAAGCCGCTGCTGTGCTTGACGAAAGGTCCGCTCCCCAGGATGGTAGATGCGCTGTATTGAGTCCACGACAGTACTACAGTTTGATTTCTAGCGTCGATACTAACATCCTTAACCGGGATATTGGTAACACTCAGGGTAACATGAATACCGGTGGCGGTCTCTATGAGATTGCAGGCATTAAGATTTACAAATCTAACAACCTACCTTTCCTTGGAAAGTATGGTGTTGCTACCGGACCTGCTATCGAAAATCAGGACGATAACAATGAACTTAATGTTGATGCATATGGTGATACCACTGACTTTGCTAACAGTTGTGGCTTGATCTTCCACCGTGATGCTGCTGCCTGTGTCGAGACAATCGGCCCTTCTGTGCAGACAACATCTGGTGATGTAAGTGTTCTTTATCAAGGCGACTTGCTTGTCGGGCGTGTAGCGATGGGCGCTGGTCCCGTTCGCGTAAGTGTTGCTGGTGCATTCCGTAACACCTGATTTTATTTATTATATAAGCTCCCTTATTGGGGGCTTTTTTTTATTTTTCCCCAGACCGGGAAACTACCCACTCAATTGATGTATAAAACATGCCTGCAACAAGTACAACCGTTTTAGATGCTGTCAATCAAATGCTATCTTGCATTGGTGGAGCAGCAGTTGTTACATTAGATACAGACAATCCTGAGGTCACTGCTGCTGTAGCCATCCTTGATGAGACAACACGTAACGTATGTGCTGAGGGGTGGAATTTTAATAGTGAGAAGGAGTATCCATTTAATGTAGATAGCATTACAAATCAAATTGCTATACCAGCTAACCTAATTAGTTTTACACCTTCATTCTACAAACACGCTGCCGATAGGCTACAAGTCGTACAAAGACAAGGAAAGTTCTATAATAAAAGAGACCATACATATACATTTACAGAAACAATCTATTGTGATGTTGTATGGTCAGAAGAGTTTATTGATTGTCCACAACCGTTTAAGGAATATATTACCTCTAGATCAAGTCGTATCTATGCTAGTCGTCTAGTTACTGCTGAGGAGCAAGTCGCACTCATTGCTCAAGATGAAGCTGCCACAAGGGCTATATGTATTGAATATGAAAGCAGCACATCAAAGCCTTCTATGTTTGGCCTACATGATGGAACTAATAACTATATTTCTTACACTCCGTTCCAAACAATTGCGCGATAAATGGGTAAAATTTCTGTATCACAAAGGATACCAAACCTACTGGGGGGATATTCACAACAGCCTGACTCTCTGAAGCTACCAGGACAGCTCACAAGGGCTGATAACTGTATCCCTGACCCTACGTATGGTTTACTAAAAAGACCTGGACTGAAGCTAATCTCAGCTCTTACAGGAGCAACTAATGATGGGGTTTGGTTCAATATCATCAGAGATTCATCTGAAAAATACATAGGACAGTTTGCTGCTAATGGGACCATCCGTATATGGGATGCAATAACAGGTGCAGCAGAAACTGTAAACACACCTACAGCAGCAGCCACGTCTTATATCAGTGGCGTCTCTAAAGAAAACTTTGAGATGCTACAGATCAATGATTATAACTTTGTACTAAACAGATCTAAGACAGTAAACAAGCTCAGCACTGTAAGCCCTGCAAGAGATCCAGAGGCTATAGTTGTTGTTATGATGATTGGTTATGACGCTAAGTTTGAGATCACTCTAGATGGAACTCCTTATAGCTTCACAACATCAGCAACTGGAATAGTTTCAATTGATACTGTAGTTGATAACCTTGCTTCAGCAATACCAGCAACTTACACTGTAACTAAAACATCAAACGTTATTCATATAAAGAAAGCGGATAATAGCGACTTTACTATAGAAGCTAGGGGTGGTTTATCTTCAGGCGCTTTACTGGCGTATAAGGGTAATGTACCTGATGTAAGTAAACTACCCGGTGCGTGCTTAGCAGATATTGTTATGCAGGTACAGGATCTAACTTTAGAAGATGGGGCAGATTATTATGTAAAGTTCATTGTCAGTGGTAGCGGTACAACAGGAGCTGGTTACTGGGAAGAAACAATCAAACCCGGTATAGAAACATACATCGATCCTGACACAATGCCTCATGTAATTATCCGTGAGTCAAATGGATCTTTTACATACCGGTCCTTAAATGAAGCAGATAAAGCAGGTGATGATCTTTACTGGGTAGAACGTCGCGTAGGTAGTGATGACTCCAATCCATTTCCAACTATGGTTGGACAGAAGATAACAGGCATTAGTTTCTTTAGAAACCGCTTGGTACTATTATCTCAGGGCAATCTTGTTTGTTCTCAACCTGGAGGATACTTTAACTTATTTAGAGTATCGTCTTTAACAACAACAGATGCTGATGCTATTGATATCTCTACAGGAGCTTTAAAGCCTGTTGACATGAGGTATGCAGTAGGTGATCAGTTAGGTCTACTAATATTTTCTGAGCATTCGCAGTTTCTACTAACTACAGAAGGTGATGCTTTCGGGCCATCTAGTGCTCAAGTAAAAGCTTTCAGTACATTTACTATTAATGCTAATGTGTCGCCTGTTGACACAGGTGGATCAATCATATTTACAGATAATAATCAAGGTTTCTGTGCTGTAACAGAGATGATTATCACGTCTCAAGATAATAGACCACAAAGAGCTGATCTAAGTAGAACATCACCGAATTTTGTACCAGCCAACCTACGATCATTAGTAGCAAATAAATCAGCCACAATGATAAGCTTTTTAGGTGAAGCTGATCCTACTAAGCTACATATATTCAAGTACTTCAATAACGGTAATGATCGTGTTATCAGTGCCTGGGTTAGATGGGCATTGCCTGGACAGTGTTTACTACAAGCTGCTGATCATGATACATACTATTTTGTTACTAATCAAGAGAATGGTATATGTCTATCTACGTGTTCAGTACTAGCTGATGTAGAAGGTACTGCTGTTAATTCAAGTGGTGTTGCATTTGAATATAGATTAGACCTATTCAAATCATCACCATCAACAACATACGATGCTACTAGTGAGAAGACTAAGGTTTACTTTCCAGCCGGTACATATGATTCAACTTTAACAACAGTGATTATTGTTGATGATACAACCACAGAGAGGGGTTCACTATATGTCAATCCAACTATAGGAACTGACGGGAGTGGTACATACGCGGAATTACCTAAAGATCGTACAGGAGCACATAATATAACCATTGGCTATCAATATACATTAGAGATCGGGATACCTAGATTCTATAAGAAAGAGAGCTTAGCTAATGGTGCCGTTCAATCTGATGTAAACAATATACCTAGAGTACAAAGATTAGTAATCCAGTCAACTGACTCAGGTCCATTTAACGCATCAGTTGCACTAAAAGGTAGAACAACAAAGAATTATAGCTTTGCTCAAACACCAGCTAATGACTATGACGCTAATACTTTACCTTTACCCCCTGTTATCGATAATAGTATTCCTATTTATGGAAAGGGTACAGATGCTGAGGTAGCTATTTCATCTAACACACCTTATCCTTTATCTTTTGTCGCTGCTACTTGGTATGGAGTATATAACACCAAAGGAATCAACAGAATTTAATTTAATCAGGCCAGCTTCTTTAGAACTGGCTTGGAAAAGTGCCAGATTATTAAGATGGCAAGACAAGCGTGAGATGGAAGGATTAGGTCATCCTCCATTTATAGTATTACCAACAAGTGTTGCCTTATCAGATGATGCTATTGCTTTCTATACACCAACCAATGAGCTATGTGGCTTTGCTGGTGTTGTAAGAGAGGAGGATGACATCGGTCGAGTCTGGATGCTAACAACACATGCTGTTGAAACTATACCTATCTTATTCTTCAAAGAAGCAAAGAAATGGGTAGAAAGGCAACAATATACGATGCTCCACAATGTAGCGGACCCAAGAAACAGTATGCATATGAAATTATTACATATGTTAGGTTTTAAAAGATTATGCTACAAGACAGTGGGACCAAAAAGTTTAACTTATGTAGAATTTGCTAAATTATGTGTGAACCAATCTCTCTAGGAATAGCAACAGCAGTTGTAGGTGGTATAGGTGCATTCGCCCAACATCAGCAACAACAACAAGCAGTAGCTTATCAGAACAATGCAGCATGGACTAGTCATATAAATCAGAACAGGGCAATGGAAAACCAAGCCCATAACGTACAGATGCAAAATATATTCAGCGCACAGATAGCTAACCAAAACATAGCTTATCAGAATCAAAACACACTGCAGAGCTGGATAAACCAAAACAACAATGTAAACCTATCAAACCTAAGAAGCAATAGAGAATATCTAAACGAGCTTGCTGCTAATAATTGGGCGGAATCGATGGATGAATTGAAATATATGAATGAACTAAACAAATCAATGTTATCCAAGAGTGCTGCTGAATTACAGATAGATATAAACAACAAAGCACTCACAGGTAAACTGACAGAAGCACAACAACGACTAAATGATGCCAAAGCAGTTGCATCATTTGAAGCAGAAAGACTTCTAGTATCCACCTTAAAATCACAAGGAAGTCTACTGGCTCAAGGTGGTACTGGTCAGAGTTATGGATTAGCGGTAGGAGATATCACTGCTGGTTATAATAGAGATCTAACGATGAATAAGGGTAATGTAAGAAGAGCAGGTGATGATTTTCTAGTAGATGCCCACAATAGCTTTCTTGCTAACGTACAAGCTAATTCAAATGCTAGAAATAGCATCATACCAACTCCTTTCAAACCATTAGACAGACCCGATCCAGGTAAACCAATATTCGCTAATGCTCCTGAGAACCCAATCTTTGCTCAATGGCAGGGTATTGGTCCGTCACCGAATGTTGAATATGGGAGTGGTCCTGCAATGATGAGTGGTCCTAGTGGTATTGGATTAGTAGCAGGGCTAGGTAATGCTGCATTAGGTGGTGTTAGTGCTGGATATTCCCATGCTGCAAAAATTAAGACACTATAATAAATATGGCAAATAATAATAGAGCTTATAGGAGCATTGACTATAGAGCACACCGTGCTCAAGCAGCAGAATCCATTAAAATAAACAATGGTGTTGATAAGCTAGATACTGTAGGCCAACAGATACAAACTGCTGGTGCTAACTTACAAGATACTATCAACAGGAACAACATACTAGCGTCTCAACAACAGAAGGTCGCTGATGCTCTACTGATAGAGAACCAAAGATTTAGCCTAGATCAAGCAGTCAAAAGACAGAAGGCCGACTTAGAGGGTAAACGTCGTATCGGCCAAGCTGGTATTGAAGCCGCAAAGATGGAGGCACAGTGGGAAGATACACGTAGGAGCCTAGCAGCTCAAACAGAGGTAAATGCTAACAACCTAGCACTAGAGTTAAAGAAGAATGAGAATGACTCTTTAACAGCATTTGGGAAAGCTGCTATTGGATTATCCTCTACATTATGGGAGAAAGAAGCAGAGCGTAGGAATGAACTAGAAGAAAGACGTAGAGCACTACACTATGTAGAGCAGTTCTTTGGTCCTGATAATACACTTGAACATGAGGCTAGACTAGAACAACTCAGAGCCTCTAAACTCCAACAGCAAGCAGAAGTAGAACAGGAAGCATTAAAGTTAGAAAAAGCCGGTTTTCAAGATCAAGCAGATCAATTAAGACGGCGGTTCATGCCTCACATCAATGCCGCTTATGGTGGTGAGGGTATAGCACAAGCTGCTTCTATTGGACTCCAAGGTAGGCTAGAGGATTCAGTTCATAGATGGAGAGCTATAGCAGGACCAGAAGGCTCGATGAGAGATCTGGAAGAGTTTCTGTTGAATGAACTAGAGGTTGATCTAATAAAACAAGGCATCACTGATGGAGAAGGTGTTGAGTCTATTTATGTACTAAAACATATCTTACCAGCAGCAGAACAAGCTATTAAAACAATAACAGCTAGAGAGGGTAGAAGCACTGGTAAGTTTGGATATGAAAAGCGTCTACAAATAGCAATCAATCATCCATCTTATGATTCTAAATCATGGATGAGTAATCCCACTGCTTTAGCACAGGATATTAGTCAGTTAGAGATTGCAACTGTATCAAGCTCTAAGAGTGAAAAAGAAAGAGCACTTACAGATACCATAACAAACATCTATGCACATACGGGAGATCCAGCAGCAGTAGCGATATTCATGGCTGGCCTGGAAGCATCACCTATGAATATATATGCCAAGGATGCAAGGGAAGAAGCTGATAAGCTAATTACTGCACATTATGATGCAAAAGAAGAGGAAATAAATGAAGCTAATGAAGAATTAATAACTGAGATTGACGTAGAAGTTGCTGAATTTATGGCATCCCCTGCTTCTAGAAATGAAGAAACTCTTTGGAAATTTCAGGAGAATTATCTAGGAAAATTAAGACTGATACCTAATAACACAACGGGATGGCTATCATCACATGATAACATCACAGCTATGCGGGTTAGTGATGGTTTAGCGACGGAAAGATTGTTCCAGCAGGTAAATATAGCTGAGACAACAAGAGATAAGCTAGCTGGTCTCCAGGCTATTATTAACGGTAATGGCGATGCTAAGTCTAAAGAAAAAGCACAGAATTTATATAATAGTCTAGATCCTCTAGAAACTGAACCGTATAAAGCTGTAACTGAAGGCTACCGCCAGACGATCATAAAGAATGTAGAGGGATCAACCTTTACATCACCATTTTTACTCCCTACTATTAAGAAAGAGGAGAGAGATAGGCGTCTTGCAACATTTGACGCTGCAGTGCAGCAATTGATGATTGATAATGCAACACCTTCTCCTGAAGAATTAAACGCTTTGATTAAGGAGCGTACAGAGCTATATGTGGCAGATGATCCTGGCTATATTTCACTATATAATTTACCGCCAACTATTGCAACGTTAGAAAGAACAATAGAGTTAGAGATACCTGGAACTGGTGCTAAACGTAGGGTAGCCAATGGAATACCTGTAAGAAAAGAGCTATTGAGTGGAGAGTTTGGTAAGTTTCCCTCAGAATTAGTTATAGCACTTACAAAAGAGGAAGTTGAAACGGCAATTAAAGCTTATGAAGGAGGAAACTTGCACGAAATGCCACCAATAGTAATGAAGTTTATCCCCCAAACGGAAAGGGGAAACATAAAAACATTCATTGAAGAACAGGCAAGGTTATGGGGATATGGTGGAAATTTAGAAGATCCTAAAGTAGCACAAGCCAGCCCTAATGTACCTACAGAAAGGTTGACTATTGATAGAGCATATAACTATCTAAAACTAAAAGGGGTTAATGAAGGCGCATCTATTGCTATTGCTGAAGGCTTTATGTCTGAATCAAGTGGTGATACTACTGATACATCAGGAGATGATGGTGCTGCTAGAGGTGGTTTGCAATGGCAAGGTGGACGTGATCAACGTTTGATGGACTTTGCAAAGTCAAAAGGCAAACCTTGGCAAGATCCAGAGGTACAGATGGATTTTGTCTTATATGAAACGATGAACTATTATCCAGGTGTATATGCAGTATTCACGGCAAGGAATCCAACAGCTAATCAATTGTACCTTGCAATGAAAGATTATCTAAGATGGAATGACAAATGGAACACCGAAAGAAAAAAATCACTAAACAGAGCACTATCTAACTACGGATACAAGTAAATTATGCCAATGATTCCACCACCAGACGGGTATGAGGACATTAGTTCTCAACTCGGTCTGGAGGAGGAGGAGGAGGAGAATACAGAAGTCTCTTCCCCTTCACCGCAGATTACACAAA